GTCCTCCTCCATTTTTCCCTAAATAATGACACCTAGCGCATTGACCTTTTTGCCATGAATGACAATCTTTTCTTTTACTATGAAGATTAGTCCTCATACAAGTTTTACACCTCATCGTCCGGCTCCTTACATTTAGGACATTTATGGAAAGATTTTGTCAACTGCGTGAAGTCCTGCTAATCGAATATGCTCCTTCATCAAAGTTCTCATCTGCTGAAAAGCAATAGATTAAACTCATCATAGAATCTGCCGGGTGATTAAACTCTTTTTTAGCCATTTGTCTAGGATCTTCAACTGTTAGATCTGCGTCCTGTTCCAGATCTTTTCTAGTTGTAGCACATAGATCTTTAATCAAAAAGTCAACTTCATAATCATTCTGATATGGTATCATAAGTTTAGGACGGTTGTATGTTTTATCCTCCGGGAAATTAGGGTGAGATACATTCCACTCTAGTAGATCTATGAACTTTTGAATTGCTGCTGTTTTGGAGATATTTATCCTAGATATTTCAGTTCCATGCTCGTCAGTTGTTTCTCTAAACTCTGAATTTTCCTTATGAAGATCTCCTGTACTTCTTGCTCCTACAAAGTGAGAAGATCCTAATCCACTAAATGGATTGTCTTTAGAATCTCTGCCTCCATCTTGAATTAATTTAACTTGAATCTGTCCATAACCTAAATCTCCAACTCCATAGTCACAATTACAGGATCGGAATAAATCAGCAATATACCTAGATTGATCTATTTGATTCTCTTGAGGACGTCTATCAATAAAGGCAAGTTGGTATCTCTTTGATTTCCTCCAATGAATTAGAATAGAGATAACAGTTAATGATCCTGCTGAACTACCACTACCAAAATCGACTCCCATAAGGATTCTAACCTCATTTCCAAAGGTTTCTTTAATTTCTTTAATCTCATTGGTAGTCATTAAAGGCATATAGCGATAAGGATTCATACAATTCTTGACCATTTCCGGAGTAATTGGACGTCTTTCTGCTTTGAAAAATTCTCCTTTACAGTGAGAAAGATAAATGGATTTAGGATTATTCTCACGTTGCCATTCAATAGATAATTCCGGTTGAACTTTGTATTTGTCTATGGCGTCCCGAATTGTTAACGGAATAGTTGCGAACATCTCTTGAGGCATATGATAACCTCTGTATTGAGTATTCTCCGGTTTTCTTGGAGTCCATCTTCCTGCTAGTATGCTCTTTAGTTCGTCCGGCTCATTAATTATCGTGCCTCTATTATCAAACTCTAATCTAGTACGCCATTCAGGATCATCATAAACCCATTCCCTTTGATCTGTTCTTTCCCACATTTCATTGTAAGGAGATCCTGCTTCTCCTCCAATACCAAAGCAATAAAATCTTCCATGAGTTTGAGATAAGGTGTAAAAGGCTTTAGATAAGAACTGCACATCTTGATATTGTGCCTCATCTAACATTAGGACAGATAGTGATTTGCCTTCAACTTTGTTGTATTCATTCTCATCTGTCATTAGATAAGCGATTGAGTCATTTAGTAAAACAGTAGATCCAATATTGGCTCTGCCCTTTCCGGGCAAGAATTGTCTTAATTTAGGATTCTGTATCATAGTTTGTTTCCTAAATCTTTGTAGTGAAAAGGCTCCCAAGTGGGCTTCATTATCTGCTACATAACCGGCTTCAACGTTATTGTACGCTGTAACGGCATTTCCTAGAATATCTGAACAGGTTGTAGTTTTGAAGGTTTGACGTCCGTTAACTGCCATTATGTTAGGGTGATTATCTTCGTAGAATGGAATGTAAAAAGGGAATAAATCAAAGTTTCTTGGACGTCCCATAACTAGTGGTCTTGCTTCTGCTATCCACTCTAGCATATTTTTGGGCAGTTCAGGTAATTCAGTGCCTAGTTCGTTTATTGATAGTTCATCTTCTAATAACCCATAAAATGGGATTCTACGGTTTGGATCTTTCATTTGCGTATTTGTGGCATTTCATATCCTGTCTTCAGTTCTACCTGTTTTTCCATGATAACTCTAGTCATGTCATAGGCTCCGGAGATATACGGTTGCATTTCTGCGATTTTAGTTAGAATTGAGGCACGTTTGTAATTATCGGTTTCTAAGTTGAATGTAAGCCATAGTTCGTGTTCTATGACTTCCAAATTATGAATACGATCTAAATGTTGTTCAATTAAGCCGTCATGTAATGCTATATCCTGTAATGTTTTAATTTTGGAGGTTTTTATCTCCTCTTTTAGATTATAATATTTGTTAACTCCCATTTCATGATTCCTAGTTTTCAGATAAACTAGAGCCTCACGTTCACTCATACGCATACAAATAGTGTGTAATACCAATCTTTTTTCTTCGTTTTTGCGTTCTTCAAACCTTTTACTTCTTACCAATGATTATACCTATTGGCAAACTTGCACTAATGATTATTAAACTTTGGGTTAAAAGATTCCATCTGCTACATAGTGCATAGTATTGTAACCTTTAGGAGTGCTCATCTTTTCTCTACATTGACATTCACATTCCCATAATCCTTTACATCTAGGGTGATAAGGGTGGTCTTTTTGGAGTTTAATCCTAACGTGATAACACCATTTACATAATCTCATATTACCATATTCACTATTCTGAAAGGTTCCTTCTGCTTCTTACGTCTTAATATGATACAGGTGTTACAGTATTTTTGTCTAGAAGATCTTTGGATAAAAATTGTGTTACATTGAGGGCATAGTGCTTCATTCATGATTCTTGAAATCTTCCTTTTGGTTTATGGAATTTATGTCGGTATTGAGGTTTTTCAGGTTTTGGTAGATCACATTCAAGGCATTTTTCTCTAGGTTCGGAGTTTAATCCATTACAATTAGGACATTTCCAGTGAGGAACATCTTTGAGATTATTATATGGAGTCATATCAGTTTCACCTTATGCTTTAGATTGTCCCTGTTGTAGTTCTTTAGAGCCTCCTTAATGATTGATTTATCCTCTTTGTTAATTTCTCTATATCCAAAATGATCTTCATACTCCTTAAACATATCAAAAGTGATATTCTTTTTTGGAAATTCCTTTAATTTTCTTAGTTCATCTAAATTATAGACAACCGGTTTTTCATCGCAATAAATCTCAAACTTGGATAAGTGATAGTCAAAATCTACTCTGTTACATGGGTTTTCATTACCGTATTGAATTGAAGGTTTGTCTATTTTCATAAACTCCTCTAGGGTAAATTGTCGATAATAGCCAAAGAACCAATACATTGACCATACTGCTTCTACTTTATCCCGAATTATTGCGATTGGATAGCATTTATCTGCGAATGGTTTGTAGGTTGGAATACAATTTACTGAGGTAATATCTTCTGTTGTATGAATATCGGTTATTCCTTTAGACTCTTGAAACCATTTGATAATAGAGTTTAGTCCACATTTTTGAAAACCACACAAGTAGGGTTTAAGGCTCATATTCTGCATTTCCTAAATTATAAAATATCTCTATACGCTTTAAAGGATTCTGAAAATTTAGCCTCTTGTTTACTTTGTGAGGCTCGATATTCTGCTAATGCTTTTACACCTTTTATTCCAATAACGTCCTTTTGAGATTCAAAACATTGTATAATTTTTAATTTTTTATCCATTTCTTTAGAAATATCGCAATAATGAGTAGGCTCAAAACCTCTAGTTATACTTGATTCATAGAATAGAATTATTGGCACATAACGTCCGGCTTCAAGAGTTGCTTCTGCTATAATACGGTGATCGTGATGAGTATCATTTGGGTAATGGGTTAGAATCATGGTTGGTTCGGACATTTGGATAATGTTCTCTAAATCTTCTATCAGGTTTTGTAAGTGGGTTTCAGTTCTACAATCAATATACTTTAGCCTGTATTTGTGATATGGTTTGAGGAGTTTATCTGCCTTCTTTTGTTCATCTAGTCTTGTTTGTTTATCTCCTCTATTAGATCCGTCAGTAATAGTGCAATGAAATACCTTGTCGCCTGCCTCTATTCTTTGAAGTAAATATCCTGCACAACCTTCCTCAATATCGTCCGGGTGGGCTCCAATTACTAGAATCTTCATCTTACATTCATCAATATTTCACCGGCTCTTTTCTTGTTTAAGCGTATTGCTGTTTCCCATTTCTTCATAAGATATGATATTGATTCATTCTCAATGTCTAAATTTCGTATATTGGTAAAACCTCCGGCATTGGTATAGTGTTGAAACGTTGCTAAGATCTTATTACATCTCAAGGCTCCTCCATACTTTTTGATATGCTGTAAAGTGAAGTCATAATCCTCTTTTGTTCTTAGATTCTCATCATACCGTAATTCATTGTCAGGGTGGATTATGCTGATATTTCCGGGAATGAAGTTGGTAAATGATTCAGGCTTGTTATAATAGAATATTTTTGCTATTGGGGATATTCCTGCGAATCTTAGAAATTTAGTTGCCTTTAATGATTTAACCATAAAATCTAATGCGTTTGGTAGGGTTATTCGACTTGTTTTGGTCTTGGATTCTACATATTCAATCTTTTTTAGATCATCGTCCATCATAGCAAGCCATTTTCCTTTATTGTCATTCAATACAATATTTCTTAATTCTCCAATGGTATCATATTTCACTATTCTAGTAATTGCGCCTTGTTCTTTGTATTCCGGCTCCTCATCTTTATTGACATACCATACGGTTTCCATAGGGTATAGTGAAACGTTTTGAGGACGTCCTTTTGAGATAACTGTTAATTTAATATTTGAATGGATCATCTGCGTATTTTCCGGCATATTTTTTATTTTGTTGCTGAAATTCTTTTATCTTTTTTGCAGTTTCTAATAAATCCGGGTGTCCTTCTGGATAAGGATCTTCCATAAATCCGGCTTTGACCGGGTGATAATTACATCTATCACAAGGACTCAATAAATCACGTCTTTTATTCCATAACAAACTTCTTGCTCTTTTAATATGTTCATTTTTCCAAATCTCTTGAAATGAGCCATCTTCTGGAAATTTACCCATTATGTGTTCACGTCCCCAATCCATACAACAAATAGGGACGGCTCCATCATGTTTAACAGATAACTCTCTGAAAGGTTGGTGACACCTTACCATTCTAGGAATTTGTGAGGTATCAAATTCTACATATTGTGGATTAGTATTTCCGGCTTGATTATTCAGATCACGTTGAAAATTTCTGTCAACTGTATTATCTATAACAACAATTTTCATTATTTTATTTGACTCATATCCCCAAACAGTTGTCTTATTTTTGTAAAAATCAAATACAGGTATTCCGTTTGAAGCCTCTTTAGCCATTTGGAAAAACTCATCATAAGTTGGATCGTGTTTTTCTCCGTAATAGTCTAAAACTAAAATATTCAAACCTGATTTAAAAAGATCAAATATTTTTTCTGAATTGAATGATTTACCCTTCCTTATTGGATCTCCATTTGTAGTTGTCATTATTTGTCCTTTTGGAAAATATGTTCTAAAAATATTAAAAATTCTGTTTACGTCTTTATTCAATAATGGTTCGCCTTGTAAAGCAAATTCTAATCTAGTTTTGCCTAACCATTCATTGAGAGATATTGCTATTTTTTTAGCCGTTTCAGGTGTCATGAATTTATAACCCATATCTTGATCCTCACGATACAATGAGTGTATTCCACAAAATCTACATCTCCTGTTACAACCTTCGGTTAATTCTAATTGAACTGACCAAGGTTTCTCTAATTTCATTTTATTATGACCTCATATTGAGTTTTAGAAGGACGTAACACTCCACTCCATTTCTTCATTAAATAATTATAAGAGTTTGGAAAATCATCTTTATTCCAATCAATCCCACCTTCAATGGGTTTCTTGAATTTCATATTATCTCTATCAATTTTAACCATGTTAAAATAATTTCTAAGATAATTCAGTTTAACAACTCCTCCATATTTTACATAATGTTGAATACTAAAATCAGTATCTTCACTTATGTTCAAGTTCACATCAAATCTTGGTGTAGAAGGTTTGACCAAAAATAAAGCAACTAAAAGTCCTTTTATTGATATTCTTGAACCGGGATTATACCAAAATAGATTACTTACAGATGAATTTCCTGCTATTTTAAAAATATTGATATTGTTTTTCAACTCCTCTACAACATAATTTAATGACACATCTTTTGTAATTGGAGTAGGGTTTTTTGATATAATTTCTTTAAATCCTTTCAAATCATCATCTAACATTAGACAGGTTTGATTATTCTTGAAAGATTCTTCCAATATCATATTTCTTTGAACTGATAGTCCGGTTTCACAAGGAATGACTATTGCTCCTTCATCTTCATATTGTTTAACCTCCTCTTTTGGAACAAACCAAGTAGGCTTACAACCCATTAGTTTTTCTTGTTCTTTAACCCTAAAAGGACGGCTCTTTGAGGGTATTCCTATGAAAACTCCTAATTCTTCATTATACAATTTCTTGAGGAATTTCACCTTTGAGCCTCTTTAACCGTTTCACTTCACGTTCGGTTTTTCTTTTCTTTATTCTTTCTAATTCCATTTCAGGTGATTCACATTTCCACATAGCCTTCAAAGAATAATAAACAATAGTGAATCGGTATGCGTCCCTGTTTAGATAAGTAATTGGAGTCACTCCATGTAGGATCTTTTGACCGTCAAAGAATAAAACTGAATTATCTGCAATTTCTAATCCGATATTATAAGCAGGCATAGACAAATATCCTCCTCTAACATCGTGTTTCAATGCGACCATATTAGAATAAACGTCACTGAAATTTCCTCTATCAAAATGGTAATTGAGGGCATTGTTCTTGTTGATAATTCCCGAAGTAAATGGAGATTTTTCTATCACCCAATCTGATTTTACCTTCTCATCTATGATTCCTTGATGAAATTCAAATATCTCCGGACAAAATTCTTGATAATAATCTGCTAAATTTTCAGCATATTTACAAACGGCAGCATGACCTTCGGGATCATCTCTAGCAAAAGCCGTCGTGGAGCAATAGTCTTTTCTGATTTGTTCTCTTGGGCTTGATCCAAATATCTTTGAATAAGTGATTAATCCTGCTGTCCTTCTTGCCTTGCCGTATTTCTGATTGATTATTGCTTCTCTAAATTTTAGTGGGACAGGAGGTAAACGAAGATAAACTGCTTTAATGGAGTCACCTTCCTTTATGATACAAGAATCTCTAATTAATTCGCCAAAGTCATTCTCAACTGCTTCACGTTTTACATAATCGTGTAAGTTGAGTTCTTTTTTCTCAACCTGAATTATTCTTGGCTTCATGTTCCTCTAGTAATTTGAAGAATATATCAGAATGGTTATCAACTCCATATTCGTTCATTAATCTCTCCAAAATTGGTAGGGTTTCTTCATACTTATCATTCATCATATAGATTGTAATCTGCTTGATATTACCTGATAGGAATGATTCTTCATATCCCTTTGTTGGATTAGGATCTTGATTTAATTCGTCCGGAGGCGCAAGAAGTGAAGTGAACTCATTTACCGGACGTGCTAACATTTCTGCTAAATTGTCTAATTTGCCACCTTCTAGCATTGATTTGAACTCCAATGCGTCTTTTTGTCGGTCATGGACTCCTCTAAGTTTATTCATTAATTGCCTTAGCATTTTTTTGTCCATTGTGTCAACGTCTATTACAAAAGCCGGGATTGATTCACGTCCTAATTTCTTGTAAACTTTGTATCTATGCTCTCCATCTACAATGTTATTATTTTTATCAATAATGATTGGAGCCAAAAAGCCGTATTTCTTAATGACTCTCTCAAGGGCATTTTCCTCCTCTTGAGTCATAATGTTAGGATTGGTATCATCAGGTATCAGATCAGAAATAAGGGCATTGGTGATCTGATATTCTTCTACCATGAATAAATAAAATAAAGTGCCTTAATAAAATTTGGCTATTTCTAAGGGTGGTAGTGTTTTGTTATTTGTTTCAAAGCCAAACTTAACGGCACTTGAAACTCCTCTAGTCCGAATTTTCTGTTTAATTCGTCCCAATCTTCATAAACATCTAATCCACCCGGCATGAAAAAATAATTGAGGTATGCCTTTCTGTCCAAAGTCATTTCAAAAATCCTTCTGCTTGTGGTTTGAGATAGTTCTTACAGGCTACTGCTAACATTTCCGGGTGAACAGGCATTTCGACGTTCATTGGTTTGAATTGGGTGTCAAAATTCTTCTTTGTTTCTACCATGCTCAAAAAAGGAGCACAAACTTTAGAGTGAATACAAAGATTACAGGATTGAGCCAATTCAAAATCATCTCCGTATTTTTTTGCCTTAATCTCTATTCCGTCCCTTGTGGCGACATTTTCAACAGGAGTGGACATTATGCCCTTATCTCCTGTCTTACTAGAATTTTATCAGCAGTTTGTAAACCATAGTTTACACTGTCAAATCCTAGTCTTGTTGTATGACTCAAAATATCGGTCATATCTTGGAAGGCGTCAAACGTTGTAACTCCATTAACTCTAGGAGTGAACTGTTTGTCTTTTTTGTTGTAGTCTAACCAATCGACATTCTTTGAAACAGTTGCAGGAAACATTCTTGCGACTTCCAAAGCCTGTTCTTTTGTTAGTTGTTCTTGTTTCATATCTTTGAAACGTTTTACAACTGAATCGGCTCCATTAATTACGTCCTCAATCAATTTTTCGACTATATCGATTTTTAGACTTTCACGGTGAATAAAAGAAGCACTCGTGATAGTTTGGGTACTCAAATTCCTAACTTTACCAAGTTCGGCAGTTGAGAGTTGTAACATTCTGCTAGATTGCAGATGTTGACTCATGTTTCCACATAATTTTCGGAACATGAAAACACAGGCTCCAAAGCCTTGAGAGCCATCTATGCTATTGCCTACTTTGACTCCGATCTTAACCGGATCAGAATCTGAACCAATACCTAAATCGACTGGCTCCGGGCTAACATACATAGCACTGATTTTTGTTACAACGTTATTCTTTTTTCCATAAAAAACATCTGGGAAGTTCTCAGTGGCGTTGTGTTTCCATTCAGAACTCATTTGGGAAGCAGGGACTAGTCCCATGCGATTAGTCACGTCATTAGCCACTTTGATAGCCTCCTCATTTGGAAGCACTTTATAGGCTTTAGTGAATACAGCCACCGGCTTATCGTCCTTTACAATAACCTGATAGTTCATCGGTGTATTGTTTCGGACAAGTGTTTCTGCCTTTAGGTTGTATTGTGTCCATTCGTCACGAATTTCTGACGAATAATTAGAAAATTGGTTTTGCATTTCCATACTCTATTAGTAAACTAGTTTCTTAATAAACTTTAGGGATAAAAGGAATGATTCGCCATTGAAGTTATCTCCGGCATACCCGAAGTGGAAATGCAACTAACGACTCCGGGAATAATAGAATTTTCTAAAATAAGTTAATAGATGTTATGCTTTTTAGCCGTACTCTTGAATTTTAACTAAAAAGTGTCCACCCATAGCAGTATCTTTGTTATTTTTGAACTTTAGCCGTCCCTTAATCCA